TGGTCCCTGCCGGATATACCCCGCCAGTGCTTGCCTTTGTAAGTAAGGACGCCGTCCTCCACGCTCAGCCCCGGCAGCGGCAGGTCTGCGCCGTTCAGCAGGGCCATGCGGTCGGCACGCTTCTGCTGGATGGATTCGGTCAGGCGGTCGTACTCGCTGGCGTACTGGGCGGCTTCGTCCTCAGCCCGGGATTTTTCCAGGTTGGCCCGCACCTTGCGGTTGGTCTCCTCAATGTCCCGGATGGAGGCTTCCAGCTCGGCGGGGGATTCGTCTTGCAGCTGGGAGACGGTCTTTCTTGCAGTTTCCCGCTGATTGAACAACTTGGTGTGCTTGGCGTCCAGTTCATCTGCCAGCTGCTGCAGTGTGGCAATGCGTTCCCGGGTGCGCTTCAGCTCGTCCACACACTGCTGCACCTGCTGTTCAAGCTCTGCATACTGGGCCCGCAGGCGCTGGTTCTCGCCATTCCGGGCCAGAATGTCCTGCTGCTGGCGGATGAGCTCGGAGGCGCTCACCGGCTCGTCCGGGGCTTCCGGGTAGGAGATCATTTCCTCGGCAAAGTGCTTTTTCTGGGCGGCCAGCTGACCGGTGAAGGTGCGCTTGTCGTACAGGCCCTTGATCTCCAGATCCCGGGTGTGCAGCTCGGCCCCAATGCCGATGATGCGCAGCAGGATGTCAGCCTTTTCCTTGTCGCTGGCGTCCATGAAGCGGGGCAGGTCGAGGGCCAGCGGCTCCACAAAGGCGTTGAGCAGCTGCTGGCCGCTGCGGGGGGCCCCGGGGGCGGGGGACAGAACGTCAAATGATCTCTGCTGGCCGCTGCGGCGGCCCGTGGGGTCGGTGACGGTCAGGCTGGCATTTTTGCCCTTGCGCTCCACCACCACGCCGTTGGACAGTGTGACCTTGAGGTGAGCAGGAGCGATAGCACCGTCCCGCTGTGCGGCGTCCGGACGGAAACGGTCCCCGCCCAGGGCCCACGCCAGGGCGTCCAGCACGCTGGTCTTGCCCTGATTGTTGTTGCCGCCCACGAGGGTGAGCCCGGTGGGCGACGGGGTGAGCGCAACGGCCTTGATGCGCTTGACGTTCTCGGCTTCCAGCGCCGTGATCTTTACAGACATTTCGTTACCTCCCCTTGAATGCTGCCGATGGTGTGGACGATCTGGTTGGCAAGAGCCTCCCGCTGCTCTTCCGGCAGTTTGCGGAACTGCGGCTTTACCATCTGCCAGGTGTTCAGCATGGCCCGGCTGGCCAGCAGGACGCTGTCGTAAGCGTTCCGGGCGTCCTGCTCGGCGTTCCCGGTGACGGCGTCCAGCTTTGCCTGCAACTCGGCATTCATGGCGTCGGCCATTTCTTTTGCCTGCCGCCGGGTCTCCTCTTTGTCCACCACGGCGGTGATGGGCTGACTTTTCAGCGCGTCGTTCTCGGCCTTGAGTTTGTCGCCCCGCAGCTTTGCCGCTTCGGCCACCTGCCGGGAGCCTGCCAGCTGGTTCTCCGCGTCCTTGGCGCGGGCTTCGGCCCTGTCGCGCTCGGCTTCAGCTTTCTGGCGCTGGAGGTTGGCCGCAATGCGGCTCTCGTCTGCATCGTGGTAGCTCTGCTGGAGCTTGGCGTTCTGCTCGGTCAGGCCCTGAACATCCGCAAGGGCGGCATCCCGCTGGGCTTCGACATCTTGGATGTGGCTTTCCGCCCAAGCAGCCCGATTCTGGGCACCCAGCAGCTTGTCCCGCTCAGCCTCGGCAGCATCGGCCCGCTCTTTCTCGGCTTTGATCTGGGCAAGGGCTTCCTGATACTGCTTGTGCGTTGTGATATCACCGCTCTTGACCTGCTCCACCAGCTCTGCGGGGGCGCTGGGTTTTGCCACGGCATACAGCAGGGTCGGCGGCAGGGCTTCCAGAATGGCCCGCTGGCGGGGGCTGCTGCCGTCCATCAGGGCAGAGACCTGCAGCAGGTTGTAGGCGGTTGACTTGGTGATGCCAATGGAACAGCACCATGCCCGGAAAGAATCATCGCCACGGTTGCCGTGCTTGGAGTTGTCCAATTGTTGGACAACTCCGCACAGCGCATCATGGGCAGCAGCAATGGCATTACCCATGTGCACGAGGCCGCGCTCGGCCAGTTTTTTGCCGTGACGGTACTCATCCTCAGCAAAGTGCAGGTCATCCACCGTCTGTGCATCCAGCCCGGAGTAATCGAACGCCGGGCGGATTTCGTCCGGGATCGTGGTCAGGGGCTTGTTCTGTGTCGTCTGGGTTCCGGGCACTTCCGGTTTGTCAACATCCGCAGAGTGAGCGGGAGTTAAATGCTTTTCGCCTTCGGTCTGATAACTGTTGCACTCCTGCACGGGATGGCCGCAGCTGTGGCAGTTTCCGAAGCATTCTTCTTTGCACCCGCCACAGGTGCAGGTAGAGCAGATGCAGGAAGCAGGAACACTCGAGGAAGAATCCTCTTCCACTGGGTCGATGGGGGCATTTTTGCAGGGCTTGGCATTTTCTAATGCGTCCAGCATTGCGCAGTCGATTTCGTACTCGTCCAGCGGGGCGAACTCCGCGCCATTGGTCAGAAACGACTGTGGGGTCAGATTCTTGTCTGCCGCTCTGGCCAGCTCAAATCTATGCGTCATGATGCGGCTTTCTTTCCAAATGCTGCCGTTCCAGTACCAGAACCGGCCGCGGTAACAGGCATAAACCATCTCGTTGGAAATCTTGGAACTGATGGTGTAGTCCGTCATACCCGCACCTCCGTGTCCTTCAGGCGGTCCAGCAGCTCGGCCTGCAGGTCTTTGCTCATGGGCACGAGGCTGTTGTTCTTCCACCCGTAGCACAGGATGGTGCCGTAGATGTTCTGCCCGCGGTAGATGCGGTTCAGCCCCTTGCCGAGGATGCCGTACACCAGCACCGCCGGGGTGCGGGGCAGCACCTTCTGCGTGCAATCGCAGCCCAGCATGGCTTCGATGCCCTGCAGCGTGTCCGGCAGGGTGGTGACGACCGGGGCTTTGCCCGGCTCGATCAGGATTCCTTTCATTGTAAAACCTCCGATTTTGTGATATTATCGGGGTGATGTGATTGGGAAAATCCATCATCCCTTGGGCTCGTCGGTGCGCCAACACCGGCGGGCCTTTTTGGTTTGCGGGGCAGGCTGTCCACCTCGCTGCGCGGGATGAGCTCCCGCTGGCAAATGTACTTGACGTGCTGCCTGCCGTCCTTGAGCCAGTGCGAGACGGCAGACGCAAAACTGTTGGCGCTGGCGTAGCCCAGCCGCCGGGCGCACATGGCGGCCGTGCCGCTGGCCAACAGGTCACCGCTCTTGGCGTCCCAGACCGTATACCAAAAGGCATTGTTGACAAAGTCAGCCATGGGGGATGTCCTCCATGAGCCGCAGCACACCTTCCAAGTCCTCAAGCACAAGAACATAGACCTCAATTCGTGCTTCGAGCTTGTAAAGCTCAGACGCCCAGCGGGTCGTTGTCATAGCATTGCTGTCTTGCTGGCAGAGCTGCCCGTACTTCTGCTGCAGGCTCTCGACGTACTCCTTGGCGGTCATGCGTCGGCCTCCTTTGTGAGCTTAAGGACACGGTCGAGGATTCTGCCCTGTGCCTCAAGCGTCCGGACAGTGCACTTAAGCGCCCAAATTTCGGCGTCCAGCAGCTTGTCCTTTGCGTAGAGCGCCAGAGTGTACAGCAGGTTGATGAGCTTCTTTTTCAGCATCAGCCCACCTTCTTCCGGCTCTTCACGGTATTCTGGGGCTCCTTGTGGACTTTCCGGTGGGCCCGCTCATCGGCGTCCTGCACGGCAAAGCTGATGCGCATCAGGGCAAGGGCTGCCAGGATCAGCGCCATGGCTGTGATGAACTGGCTGTCCGAGATGGTGCCGCCCACCTGCGCGGTGCCCTCAATGCCCAGGGCGTACAGCAGGCCCGCGCCGAAACTCCCGGCGGCCAGCACCTGCCAGACGGTGGATTTAATCTTCATCGTTATCCTCCTTGTCCAGGGCACGAATCGTGCCGTAGAGAAGCCCGGACACCCACGCCATCTGCTTCTCGAAGTTGTGCGGGAAATAACCTTCCAGAATCTGCGCGATCGCATCCACCAGAAGATTCAGCACCTCATTGGTGCCCCCTTCAATCCTGATGGTCGATTCCTCACTGTTGATGTAAAGTTTTGCCTTCATGTTCATGCTCCTTTCTCAACCTTCGGGAAGAAATACTCTCCGATCTGCTCCTGCGGGATGTGAAGCTCCCTGCAAATGGCGGTGATCTCGTAATGGCGCCACTCATTGTTCTTTTGCTCCGGCTTCGGGTTCAGGCGGGTGGACAGGGTACTTTCACCCATGCCGACCAGCTTGGCGAACTCCCGGTGCTCAAACCCTTCGTCCTCGATGAGGCGGGCCAGCTTCAGGTAAGGGCTTCTTGGCCTTCTCATGGCTTTTGTCCTCCTTCTTTTTGCGGATGTGTGCCAGCCGCTCCGGCTGGCGTTTGTCCCAGCGCTGTTCTGCCCAGCGCTTGTTGCGGCCGTTCACTGGGCGGCCTCCTTGCCGGTAAAGCCCATCGCCAGCAGCGAAAAGCCGTCCCGGTTCATCAGGTACATGGGGTACTTCTGGTGGTTCTGAGGGTGGACGTACTCGGTCTTGAAGAACAGCGGGGTGTCCCCATTTTTGGGGAAGCTCTTCACGATTTCCGCGATGTCGCGGATGACGTGGTCATGGCGTTTGCCGAAGCGCTTGGCGACGTCCCGGCTGGATGCCACCGGTTCGCCGTTCTGGGTGGATAAGATGATGTCGTTCATGGTGAAGATGTACCTCCTTATTTTCGATGTGTTTTGATATAACGTTCGATTCTTTCGCACACACGGCAGACTGCTGTATAAAATTTGACTTTCTGCTCAGTGACGAGTATTTTAATAATCAGAATAAGTTTGTCCATAGAACCTCCCAAAGAAAGGAATGATAAGATGAGTGATGAGAAGAATAGCGGCAACACCTTTAACATCAATGCCGTACCAAGTTGCATTGACGAACCTGTAAAGGCTGTTCTGAACCCCGGTGCTAATCAGATTGGAACTCTTTTTGGAGATCTTCTTGCAATGGCAACAAGCAAAATCCATTTTTCAGCAGAAAAGATGAGGTTGCAACAAGCACATGATCTAGAAGAGTTTAAAAAATCACTGAGTGACAAGTTGAATGCAAAACCAGAAGAATGTTTGGTTGAACCTCGTATGCAGGTGGTTGGCCCCGCTGTCGAAAATGCAAAATTTTGCATGGACGAGCCACAAATCCGAAAGATGTTTCAAAATCTGCTTGCAAATTCTGCCGATATAAGATATCAAAGTCAGGTGCATCCTTCCTTTTCGGCCATGATTGCGCAGATGTCTCCTTTGGACGCTGAAAATTTGGAACTGTTCAAAGGCGGTGGAACTCTTCCGATTGCAAGGTATAAATACACTCTGGAGAACAACGGCGAAAGAGCTGCGTTTACAAATTGCTTTTTAAAGAACCCTAAGATGATTCATGCCACAGACATCGACCTTCAAGCCACATCTTTAAGTTCATTGGAACGACAAGGGTTGATAGAAATTCGCTATGACTGTTGGCTGTTGGATGAGAAATTGTATGACGTATTTATCAAAAATGAACTGAGAGATATATTGGAAAGCGAGTTGCTCCAAATGAAAGCCTGCGAAGCAAAGATCAATGACAGAAAAGTGCAATCACTGGACTTTGATAAGGGAATTGTCCGGTTGACACCGCTTGGAAAAACTTTTGTTAGTGTTTGCTTCGATATCTGATCTTTGGTTGAGCACTTAGCTAAGAATTTCAGTCCAGCGTTCCGTCTCCAGCGGTTCGCTGGGCTTTTTGTTGTCATTCATGTGGCTCACCTCCTTTCACTCTGCACCTCTGGGCTTCTTCCGGCCAGCGCATCGGCCATGATCTCATCGAAGCCCGGCAGGCCAAAGGCCACGATGCTCAGCTGGTCAATGCGGCTGTTCAGCTCGCCCTGCGCCTGCTGCACAAGGTTCTCCGCTCTGCGCAGCCGGTCGCAGGCACCGCCGTACAGGGACTTCCATTTTTGGAAGTGTTCCTTGAAATCGTCCCGGTCTTTGATGAAGTTGTCACGCATGGCCGTGACGTTGGCCAGGGCGGCCTTGGCTTCGCTCACGGCCTGAATGGCGGCGTTCAGCCGGGTGTTGGTGGCTTCCAGCTGCTCGATGTGCTGCTTGGCCTGGAAGCTCTCGTATGCGCCGGTCTTGTGGATGGCGGGCAGCACCTCGCTGGTGACCCAGTGCTTGAAGGCCTTGGCCTTGGGCATCTTGCTGCTCAAAATCAGGCTGTACAGGCCGGATTCGTTGATGATGAGCATCTCCTGTTCACCGGAGGGGGTGACCGTTTTGGTCACCCCTTGATCTTCGGTATCAACGTGGTCACGGATGGCCCGCTGGGGATTCTTGTACCCAAGCGCCACGGCAACGTCCTTGCCGACCAGCCAGGGCGTGCCGTTGATCTCCACGGTGCGCACCTGCCCGAACTCGGGGTTGGAGAATGTGGTTAAGTCGTTCATGTGGGTTTGACCTCCTTGTGGGTGGCTCCCTTCTGCGGTATACTTAAGAGGAAGGGAGGCGTGTTGTATGGGTCTTTACGATAATCTTAACAGTGCCTGGCAGGTTCATGATGTCATGAGGCAGTTTGCGGAACAACAAGAGCAAGAAAATCGAATGATACAAAATTCGATTGCTCGCAAGGAAAAATTGGCAAACGCCCAACTTGGTTCCGCGGAAGATATTCGCAAAATGTTAGAGATGATGGAAGCTGACCAAAAAGAGCAAACCGAGGAAAACAAGAAGAATAGAGAGCTCGCTCTCAAAAGCTATAAGGTTTCCCTTGCGGCCGCGTTTTTTGGCGGTGCGTCCTTTTTGGCTGCGCTCATAACGCTAATCTTACAATTGTTAGGATGAGTGCGGCAATTTGAAAAACCAGTGCGATGCACTGGAAGAAAAGTGCAAGTCTCATCAACTCTGCCGTTGTCCAGTTGGAAAGCCGTTCTTTCCAGCCGGGCTTTTTGTTGTCCTTCATCTTCTTCACCTCCTTGTTGATTATGGTGATGTCTGTCATGTGGTTTCTCCTTTCATGCCACGGGGCGGCTGTCCAGCTTCTTCAGGCTGGCCACCAGATTGATGGATGCCGCAGCGGTCTCCATCTGCTCGAATGCGTCCTCGTCCATGTCCTTGCACATGGTGTGGATGCGGATCACACGCTCCACGTCCTGCTGCGTCAGACCATACATGGCGGGGTTCAGGGAATTGCTCTTGCGTGCCATACTAAGCACTCCTTTCTGTGGGTGGCTCCCACGACCATCCCGGCGGCGTCACCGGAATGGTTTCGGCCGCTGCCATGCGGCCATCATCGGGTGGGTTGTGGGGTACTCCCTTCTGCGGTATACTGGGGCAGAAAGGAGTGTTAAAAATGCTGGACGTAAAAACGCTGAAGGTTCTGGAGTTTCTGAATGAGCATCCTGATGAAGCCTTTTCCATCTATCAGATGGGAAAGCGTGGCATGACCGTCAACTTTGAAACGATGCAATGGCTGACGGACAAAAATATGGTTTTTCGTTATGAAGATGAGGATGCGTTCCGATATGAGTATGAAGAGCCGGAGTACACCTATCAGATCAATGCTGGTGGCCGTGTTGCTCTGGAAGAACAAAAGCATTTCACAAAAACGGAAAGGCGTGCCAACATTGCTCTTAGTTTGTCGGTTTTGAGCCTGCTTGTTGCCATTGCTACAGCCTTAAAAGGTTGATGACGTTGATGAGCAGCGCAATGATGGACAGAGCGAAAGCAATACCGTATTTCAGGTCAAGGCGTGCATAGTATCGCTCGGTTTCTTCCAGCATCTTCTGGTCGAGTTCCTGCATCTTCTTGTCGAGCTGTTCCTGTTCTTCCGGTGTTCGGGGAGAGCGGTCCATCTTCTTCACCTCCTTTCGTTGAGAATGCGCCGCAATCTTGTTGACTGCACGACAAGTATAAGTCATTGAACAACATTTGTCAAGAGATGTTTTGTTGATTTTTCCAACAAAACATCTTGACGTGCTGATTTGTACCTGCTATAATGATGGCGAAGGAGGTGAACAAAATGACGATAGGCGAACGAATTAAAGAAGTTAGAAAAAATGAAAAGCTGACTCAACAAGAGTTTGCTGACCGGCTGAACCTTAAACGGAACACCGTTGGCAGCTACGAGGTTAATGTTGTTGAACCCAGCGACCGTACTATTAAAGACATCTGCGATAAGTTCGGTGTCCGGGAAGCGTGGCTGCGTACCGGCGAGGGCGAAATGTTCGTACAGGACACCCAGTCCGAGCAGGTAGCGGCCTTCCTGGCTGACCTGACCAAGGATGACAGCGACACCTTTAAAAAGCGTTTTATCGAAATGCTGGCAGGCCTGAGCCCGGCGGACTGGGAGCTGCTGGAACGCATGGCCGAAAAATTGACGCAAAAAAAAGAGGAAAGCCCGTAAAGGCTTCCCTCGCATGGTGGCTGGCGGCTCATCCGATCAGGTGGCTTGCGTACACCCACACAAGCCGCAGCTGGCGGAAATCGGCTTTTTCCAGCAGTTTCAAAATGGCATTGATGTAATCTTGTCGTGTCATGTGGCAATCCTCCGATTCGGTTTTATGTTCAAGAATATTATACAACCGTTTGGCGTTAATTGCAACAACTTTTGACAACTGAAAACAAACGAAAAAATCGCAGAAAACTGGGATTTTTTCAGCAGAAAAAAGGAGAGAATCATGAAAAAGTCAGCAAAAAGGCTTTTAGGCGTTGTTTTTACACTGGCGCTGATGACGATTCTCGCATGCGGTGCCTTTGCGGCAAAGCCTGCGGTCGAGCTCACCGACGTCTATTTTACGGTCGATGCTTTTGACGGCGTCAGCCCCACGGTCTGCTTCCGGAATAATTCAAACAAAACCATTAAATACGTTACGTTCACGCTGGTTCCGCTTAATGCGGTCGGTGATAGAACTTCCTGTACAATCAGCGGCCGCTCGACGGTGACGGCCCAGGTAGTAGGGCCGATTGCTCCGACAAGATTCGACCGAACGGTCGCAAACACGGTGACTTCTCCCGCGTCCATGGGGGATTTTGGGCCGTTCCAGGCACAGCAGCAGCTTGCAACGGATTATTACTTTGGCGCAGAAGAGCGCAACGGGCATAGAATCTTTTTGGACAAGGACGGTAATGCCTATTATGCTGATTCCTACACTCCGTCCTCCGTCCTGTCTGTGATCGACCATTCCAAGACGCGGGGTCAGCTGGATTCTACTACTTATCTGACAGATGACGAACTCCAGAATGCAATTTACAATGCAGCAGTGGAATGGGATTGCCTTTGGTACAACAGCACGATCGACGAGATTGCCGTGACCAAGGCGGATATCATCTATATGGACGGAAGTAAAGAGACTGTTAATCAAAAAGCCCTGTATTCGGGTCACTTCAGAAGCGACCCGACGAATCAGCCTTACTATGTGCTGACCAGCAAATACGCCCCTGTTTACGATTATCAGTATTACAAAGAGCACAACGCCGATCTGGCTGCCCTGTTCGGGGATAACCAGTGGAAGTATCTGGAGCATTTCGTAAACAGCGGCATGAAGGAAGGCCGTCAGGGCAGCAGTGCATTTAACCTTGCCGCCTACAAAGCAAACAATCCTGATCTGGTTGCCGCTTTTGGCGAAGATAACCAGAAATACTATGAGCACTATATCTCTTCCGGCAAGAGCGAAGGCCGGAAGGCATCCTGATTTTTGAATAAAAAACGCCCCACCGGCGGCAACCGGCAGGGCGTCAAAGAATGGCTTGCTCACGAGGAACAATCCAATCCAGCAGTTGTATTGTACCACCTCCGGGCAGGCTTGTCAAAGCGTACCCATGGAGGTGCATTTTATGGGAAAACGAACCAACACGGCAGCCTGGCTGCCGAATCAGCAGCGCTGGCAGATCAACGTCCAAAAGAATGGTGTGCGCAGATCCTTTACCAGCTCAAAGCCCGGCCGCACCGGCCAGCGTGAAGCCAATGCAAAGGCGGACGCATGGCTGGATGACGGCATCAGCAATACTCGGATGCTGGTAGAAGCAGCCTATCCGCAGTGGATCGGCGAGCTGAAACTGACCACCAGCCGCTCCAACTGGGAACCGATCCAGAGCCGGTGGAACGTCTGGGTGCGTCCAGTCATTGGCCGGAGGCGTGTGGGAGACCTGACGGAACAACAGCTGCAAGCCATCATCAACAAAGGATTTGCAGGAGGACTGAGCAAAAAATACCTTTCCAACATGTGCACGGATTTGACCATGTTCTGCAAATGGCTGCGCCTGAGCAAAATGTCCACTCTGCGGCCGGAAGAACTGCATGTGCCAAAGGGTGCACGCTCCAAGGAAAAAGAAATATTGCAGCCGGAGGATCTGCGTACACTTTTTGAGGTGGACACTACGATCCTGGACGGCAAACTGATCGAGGATCCTTATGTCAATGCGTACAGGTTTAGCGTTGTGACTGGCCTTCGTCCGGGCGAGCTGATCGGACTGAGCTGGAAGGACGTTAAGGGTGGCCGGGTGAAGATCCGGCGAGCTATAAACACCCGTGGCGAGGAAACCCACGGTAAGAACGACAACGCTGTGCGTGCCTTTGTACTCACCGATAGTGCGGCCGCTATTCTGCAGGCACAGAAAAAGCTGACAGGCGGGCAGGAAAGCGTGTTTGGCATCTCCTGTGAGGACACCTATAGAAAATATTGGCGGCGCTACTGCGAGGCCAACGGCCTGCACTATGTTCCGCCGTATAATCTCCGGCACACGTTCGTATCACTGGCAAAAACGCTGCCAGAGGGACAAGTCAAGCCCTTGGTTGGCCACTCCCGCCAGATGGACACGTTCGGGATCTACGCGCATCTTATTCATGGCGAGGATGTGCAGACTGCCGCAGACCTGGACAACGTTCTCAGCAGGGTTCTTGATCCGGAAAGTCTTGAGAAATAACACATTTTGTAACACGTTTCTATTTCTCGCACTGTGTTTGCGGTTTCCTTCCCGGAGGAGCGGATTTCGGAATTTAACGGAAGCACGTTGGATATGTATGCCGGGTTTTCGCCGGAAAAGTTCTGGACCGGGTTCGACCCCCGTCGGCGGCATAAAAAAGAACGCTCAGCTTAGGCTGGGCGTTCTTTTTTATTTTGCGCCGGACGAGGGGTCGAACAGGGCGGCGGCTCAGACCATGCCGCCGTGGAGGTCTGCGTACATTTTTGCGCGGCACTCGGCCACGGCAGGGGTCATGTTGACGTAATGCTTGTGCGGGCACTCCAGACGCAGCTCGCTCTCCCAGGTCTCCTCGGTGAGCTGTTTTGCGATGTAGGCCTTCTTCTCGGCAATGGAGGGCAGCTCCATGGCCAGCTGGCCGCCCAGGATGTGCGGCACCAGCAGCGGCTTGACCGCCGTCGGGGTAAAGGTAACGGTGCGCTCAATGGCGTCGGAGTCCAGGTTTACCATGGTGACGGGCTTGCCGGCCTCGATCACCTCGCCGTCCATGGCGATCAGGTCACACTGGGCCTGTCCGTTTTCATCGTAGAGACGCCAGGGCATCTTCTTGCCGGGGATGATGGCCTTGCTGGCCGAATCCGAGCACTTCATCTTGGGGGTATAGCTGCCGTCCGGCTGCTTGACAGCCACCAGCTTGTACACGCCGCCGAACACGGGGTCGGAAGCGGAGGTGATCAGGTTTTCGCCCACGCCGTAGGAATCAAAATGGGCATGCTCGTACAGCTCCATGTTGGCGATCTTCTTTTCGTCCAGACCGTTGGAGGCCACCAGCTTGATGTAGGGCTTGCCGGCAGCGTCCAGGGCCTTCCGCAGCCGCTTGGAGCCGCGGGCCAGGTCGCCGGAGTCGATGCGGGCGCTCTTGACGCGGCGGTTGGGGTCATTGGGGTACTTCTCGATCAGGTAGTCGTCCAGCTTGATCAGGTTGGGCAGACCGCTCTCCATGATGTTGTAGGTATCCAGCAGCAGGCTGACCGAGTCCGGGTAGGTGTCGGCAAATGCCTTGAAGGCGTCGAATTCCGTCGGGAAGAACTCGATGAAGCTGTGTGCCACGGTGCCCACGGCCTTGACGTCCGAGCCGAACTTCATCTCAGCCAGACAGTTGGCCGTACCCACGCAGCCGCCCAGGACCGCCGCATAGGCACCATCGTTGCCGGCGCTCTCGCCCTGTGCACGGCGGGTGCCGAACTCCATGACGCTGCGAGGGGTGTGGGTGTTCAGACCGGTGACCCGGGTAGCCTTGGTGGCAATGAGGCTGTGGAAGTTCATCGTCTGCAGCAAGTAGGTCTCAATGAGGATGGCGCCCACCAGATCGCACTCAATGCGCACCATCTGCACATGGGGATAGCACACAGTGCCCTCCGGCAGGGCATACATGTCGCCCTTCCAGCGGTAGGTGCGCAGATACTCGCAGAATTCCTCGCTCATACCCTTGGTGCGCAGCCACCAGATGTCCTGTGCGTTGAAATGGTAATTCAGCAGAAAGCGGGTCAGCTTGCGCTGACCGGCGCTGATGGAATAGCCCTGATTGTCCGGGTTCTTGCGGAAGAACATGTCAAACACCAGCGTGGTGTCCTTGAATCCGTGCAGGAACAGGCAGTTTGCCATCGTAAATTCATAAAAATCCACGACCATTGCGGGGTTGTCGTAGTCCTCATCCGGAATATAAGGCACAACCTTGATTTCGTCCATGAATGTTTCCTCTCTTCTTCTCAACGGCACAGCCCGCGGGCCGCTGCCGTTTCCCAGTTCCCAGCCGGAGTACAGAACCCCGGCGGAAAGCCCTCGCCCTGTCTTGACAGAGTGTTTCTAACATGATAACACCAATCGCAGGCCTGCGCAAGGGTTTTGCGATATTTTCTGGGATTGCGATCGAACGGAAGAACAACCCTCTCAGTCATCGCTTACGCGATGCCTGCTCTCCCGAAGGGCGAGCTTTTATCGAGAAGGGAAACTTTCCGATTCAACGAAAAAGCTCCCCCTTTCGGGGGAGCTGGATGCGAGTGAAATGAGCAGACTGAGAGGGTTTTGTTCTTTAGCCGTTGATGATGTTGGGGGTGGCGTTCTTCAGCACGACGTCATGGCTGGCCGCCCCCCCCAAAGGGGGGGAG